TCGATAGAGGCAGGTATATATTTGATACCGGAAATCTGCGACCGGTAAAGGGAGTATAATTCCATTAATCCGTGTTCCTTGATACCGGTAACTTCGCTAAACATATCCCCACGCAGTATCTTTTTATGAAGCGTTTCCGGAGAAGTCGTTTTCCCGAAACTCGCCTTTGCTTTGATAAGGTTAGCGATATAATTCAGGACGAAAGGACCGAGTACGGTGTCCGAAATATATTTATTTGTGCATCCGGTTCCTTTCCGATGACTCATACAAGCGTAGATTGATGGTCTGTAACCACCCTTTAATTCGCGGCTGCTGCTCGTTGCGCTCATGGTTGCGCCACAGAGCTGGCAGGTCAATAATCCGGCAAAAACATGAACGTTCTTACGGTGGTATGTCTTGCCCGACGCCTTCCAGCCGCGCCTGTTTTGTTCAAGTATCAATAATACATTTCTCCATCTTTCTTCGGTTATGATAGCCGGATGATGTTCGGGAATGATAACCCACTCACTTTCCGGCTTGATGTCCTGACGACTTCCCCGCTTTGACATATCGAAGTAGTTATAGCGATATGCGCCGGTATAAAATATATTCTTCAGGATAATGCTTACGGTTGTCGGACTCCATTCCTTTCCGCTTCGATGACGTATTCCGGAGTCATTCAATGTTCTTGCTACATAAAGTATTGATTGCCGTTCTTCGTAAAGCTCGAAGATTTTAAGCACTATTTTTTCTTCATCGGGATTAATGGAAAAAGTTTCGGATTCTTTGTCGTAATCATAACCATACGGGATTCTGCCGCCATTCCATTGCCCCGTTCCGGCTCTTGAAACCATAACCGCCGTGACACGCTCAGCAGTCATCTTCCGTTCAAGCTCAGCAAATACAAGAATGATTTTGAGCATCGCTTCTCCCATTGCGGAAGAAGTGTCAAATTGCTCGTTTTTTGAAACGAATGTAACTCCGAGTTTTTTAAGCTCATCATACATAGTGGCGAAGTCAAGCAAGTTCCGGCTAATACGGTCAAGCTTCCAAACAAGGATGTGAGAGAACTCGCCGGTCCTGACTCGCGCCATCATCTGCTGGTAATCCGGACGGTCAGTATTTTTGGCAGAATATCCGGCGTCCTCGAACACCTCATGTGATTTAGCGTTAAGAACATACTTTGCATATGCTACAAGCTCTTCTCTTTGTAGCGGCAAGCTGTCTTTGTCAACTTGATAATGCGTAGACACTCGGACATAGATGGCAACCCTTATGGAGTTCAACTTATTGGAAAGCTTACTCATTGTTGTCGTCCTCCGTTTCGGGATTACTTAGTTTTTCCTTCCAATACTCGGAGTCGGCGAACAGGAGGTTGCCCTTCTGCTCTATCCGGCATTGGCGTTCTCGTCTCTTTGCATCTCTTGCAAGACGAATGTTTTTTCCTCTGGTGTGAGGTAGATATCAAGTGCGGTCCATACGATGTTTCGATGGTCGTTATCGGCTCTGCGATAGGCGTTGGCAAGGATTACTATATCCTTGTCGGGTTCAACATAGGGAGTTGGACTAAGCGATATATCCATGATGTAGTCAATCGACACGTTCAAAGCTTTAGCAATCCTTGTGACAATGTCGAGATTAGGCTTGTGTACGCCGGTCATATAGCGAGAGATAGTCGCTTCGGTCGTTCCGGCTTTATCGGCAAGCCATGCCTGAGAAATGCCTTTTGACTCAATAATGTCTCTGAGTCGGGTTGAAAAATCTGCCATAATAATTACCTCCTGTATAATAATTATATCACACACTTACGAGATTCACAATATATCTTACGATTTTTATAAGAAAACTCTTGATTTTATCAATAATGTCTGTTATAATATAATATATCATCATGAAAGGAGGGTCTTAATGAACCCCTTTGAACTTAAAGTCGCCCGAATGAGGCGAAAAATGACAGGCAAGGATTTAGCGCAAGCCCTTGGGCTTACCGTGGACGGCTATTTCAAGAAAGAATATGGCGACGCAAGTATCAGCCTTAACGATGCTTATGTACTCACCCGGCATCTTCAGCTTACATTGCCCGAGTTTGTCAATATTTTTTTTGATGGAAACTTACCTTTTTCACAAGATTACGATGAAAATTATAACTTTCGGGATGCCGCTTATCCGCTAAAGGAAGCTCGACAGCGCGCCGGTTACTCTGAAGAAGAAGTAGCTGAAAAACTCGGAATAACAATCCCTGCATACAAAGCGCGGGAAAAAGGCAGGGTCAATCCCTCGCTTGAACAATGCTACACTCTTTCCAAGCTCTATTCTCTTTCGTTGTCGGAGTTCAACGATATATTTTTTAGGTCCGGCTTACCGTTTCGTAATTCCGAAATATAAATTACGATTATATTATACCACAGAAAGGATATAAGATAAATGCCGAGACAAGTAACAAAAGCAGCCGGTAATAGGTATTGTCAAGCACGATTAAGAGCGGCGGAATACAACGATAATTTTGCATCAAGGGCAAAAGCGGTTGAATATCTCCCCGGTGTTACGGAGGACAGCTTAAAGAAATATGAGCTTGACATAAATAACCCTCCGAACACCGTGGTAGCTCTTATGGCGGATGCCTACAATGAACCGGAGTTACGGCAATGGTATTGCGCAAATGAGTGCCCGCTCGGGAAAGACTGTCGGGATATCGAGGAAATGCCAGCAGAGCGGACGGTATTGCGACTGCGAAATGTTAAGGATGTTATTTCTTCGGTTGCCACTTCACTTGCCCTTATGCTTGATGATGGAATAATTGACGAGGAAGAAGTCAAGCAGATTCCGGAGTTAAGAAAGGAATTGCTCGAAGCAAAGAGGAGAACCGAAGAAGCCCTCGCATTTCTCGAAAAAGCCGGAAAATGCAAGGACGACTATTAAAAGGGGAGCTGAAGATGTATGGCTTCAGAAAAGAAGCGTTGACACGAACCCTCAAAGAGGAGTATGGAATAACTAACGACGAGCAGCTTAATGAAGCAATAGAAAACATGAATAAAATCGACATTGCGCAGTTCGTGTCAATCCCGCAAAAAAAGAATGGAGATAAAAAATTATGCAACACTCAAAACCCGCAGCCAACGCTATATCGGTAAAAAGCAAAGTCTGTGCTGTAACAATAATTTTAGCAATTATTGCTTCGCTGCTTGCCGGACTAAAAATAAACGCCACGAACACGCCGGAACCAATAAAAGGACTTTATACTGACGAAGCAGCAGCACCGGCGCCAATGAGACAGCCAACCATCGAGGATATGCTTGCAAGCGGGTACATCACCGATGAAATAACCCTGTCGTATGAGTTGCAAATAGCAGCAAGGGAAGCATCCAAAGCTTTTGACATATCATATAAACTACTCATCGCCGTTATGTATCACGAAAGCAGATACAAGCCGGATGTTGTAAACTACAATGAGACGTGCTTCGGATTAATGCAGATACACAAGATGAATTTTAATTGGCTTGAAGAAACGCTCAAAGACTACGGCGTAACCGATATCAAGAATAATCCGATTGACAACATAAAAGCCGGTGCATATATGCTCGGCAGCTTTTACGACAAATATAACGATTACCATAAAACATTGATGTGTTACAGTTGCGGCGAATATCGGGCGAAGTCATTATGGAAGAACGGATGCACCAGCACAAAGTATTCCCGAAAAGTCCTTGAAACAAGAGATATGCTCAATGTTTTTGATTGAGCAAAATGCCAAAATCTCGTCCCTTACCTAATCGTAATTTGGTTGTATTTCTTTTGATTTTGTTAAGAAAAACCGTTGCCATTCCCGCAGAAATGTGTTATAATTATAATCGTAATGGAATAATTATAACATTCGTAAGTATAAAGGAGGAAAACACAATGGATAACTTCATTATTCCCGACAGCACAAAGGTAAATCGGGTAGTTAAAGAAGTTTCTGAGGGAGCAAATCACAACTTCACTCCCTCAGAGGTTGCGAATATGATAAGCTATACGGTTCGCAAATGCGAATTGAACGGCAAGGACGAGGAATATTTTTATATCCTGCTTGAAAACGAACTGAAAGACTCCCTCATCCGGGGACACATTAACCGGATGGGCGAAGACAACAAAAGGAGAGCAATGCAATATGTGTAAAGAATGCAGAATGTATCCGCACGACAGCAGATGCCCGAATGCGCCGGAGCCGAAAGGCGTATACACTTGTAAAGAATGCGGTGAGCCGATTTATACCGGCGATGACTACTATGAAATGGACGGCGAGTTCTACCATGGCACTTGCTTTGAAGAAGCAGCCGTAAAGATTCTGATGGATGAGTGCGGAGCGATGAAGGGCATTGTGCCGGAGGTGTTATGATGAGTACACCGAAACTCCCGGAACTCCCGGAGCTGACCTTCGAGGAGCGGCGGCATATTTACCGGTTGAGAGGCTTTGAGATTCCAAGCGTATCAACCATAATGCAGCCGCTTTCCGAAGACGTGTATGGCAGTATAAACGAAGATGTATTGAGTAAAGCAGCAGACCGCGGAACCGCCGTCCATAATGCCATAGACAATTATGTCAAGTTCGGTGTTGAGGATATCCCCCCTGAGCATATGGGTTACTTTCAGGCGTTCCTGAAGTGGTACGAAGATTATGATGTTAAGCCCTACGAAACGGAGTACAGGGCATACCACAAGGGATTACTATACGCCGGTACGCTTGATATGATGGCAAGCGTTAAGGGCGAAGATACATTAGTAGATTTCAAAACCACAGCATCGATAAACGAAATGCTATGGCGGGTTCAAACCGAAGCATACAACAAAGCATTGGCTTCACATTATTTCCAGATATGTTTTTTCAAAAAAATGGTGGTACAGCTTAAAAAGGATGGTGATTACAATGTAGTATCTTTCAAGGCCGTTGATACGGATAGCTGGAAAGTGTTTACGGCACTATTAACCGTAAGAAATTTCAAACAAAAATACAGTTAAGGAGAATTAAGCAATGAAAGAAAATGCAAACGAAACCGTTGTTGCCGTCATAGACACGGCGGACGTTGAACAGGTTGAGCAGACCGAACAGGAGCACGCGCTGACGAGAGTGGTAACCGAAATTGAACTCCGTGCCGAAGCGATTACCATTGAAAGCGAGGACGACTATAAAAAAGCCGGAGAATTCGGACGTGCGTTAAAACAAAAAACTTCCGAAGTTAAGGATTATTGGAAGCCTATAAAAGACGCGGCGTATGCAGCTCACCGGCAGATATGCGACCGAGAAAAGGCAATGCTTCAGCCGCTTACTAATGCGGATAATGCTTTGAGAAAAGCGATGTCGGCATATGTTATGGGGCAAGAAAAAATCCGAAAGGCAGCCGAGGAAGCCGCTCGGAAAGCCGCGCAAGAAGAAGCTGAGCGCCGTATGCAGGAAGCCATAGAACACGAAAAAAGCGGAAACATGAAGATGGCGGCAGCCATAGCCGAAGAAGCCGAGATAATTGAGGAAGCGGCATCGACCGTTTCTGTTGCAAGCCAGAAGCCAAAGGTTGAGGGCGTATCCACCGTTAAAGACTGGGAAATTACCTCTGTTGATAATACAAAGGTCCCGATTATGATGGAAGGCATGGAACTCAGACCGGTTGATACGGCAGCGGTTATGAAGCTCATAAGGGCGACCAGCGGCAGGATAAAAATCCCCGGCATTGAGTTTAAAGAAACCGTTCAGATGAGATTCCGCAAGTAATCTAAACCAAAACAGGAGGAATTAAGATGAGTACAGCATTAAGTAAAGCCGAAAAGAACGCTCTTTCGGTAAGCTATGAGGTGTTCGGAACAACCGTCGAGTTAGACCTCGAGTTCGTAAAAAACTACCTCGTAAGAGGACGGGCAGACTTGGTTAGCAACCAAGAAGTAGTATTCTTCATGAATACTTGTAAAGGACAGAACCTCAACCCGCTTGTAAACGGCGAGGTGTACCTCATAAAATTCAGCAAAGACGAACCGGCGCAGATGGTTGTCGGGAAAGACGCTTATTTGCGGAGAGCGTTTGCTAATCCCGACTATCTCTTTAAGACAGATGGCATTACAGTCCGCCGTGGAAACAGCATTGTGCAAAAAGAAGGAACGTGCAAATATCCTGGCGAAGAATTACTCGGCGGCTGGTGCCGAATAACATTCCTCAGAGGAGGCAAAGAACGTACCGCCTTCAAAGAGGTTGACCTCAACGAGTATAACAAAGGAATGGCGAGCTGGAAAACAAAACCCGCCACGATGATAAACAAGGTAGCTGTTTCGCAAT